TCGATGATTGCTGGTACTCCTGGCGCGGGTAAGTCTTCCGTTGCGTTAGCATTAGCGCTGAGAGCAAAGGTTCCAACACTGTATGTCAGTGCTGATACCAATGCTCATACTATGGCCATGCGCCTGCTGTCTATGATTACTGGCAAGACTCAAACTGAGGCAGAACTAATGCTTGAGAATGATGTTGCTGGTAGTCGTAAGACCATTAACGAGAACTCGGGGCATATCTTTTGGTCATTTGAGTCAAGCCCAACGCTTGATGACCTTGACCAAGAGGTATCTGCCTTCGAGGAGTTGTGGGGCTGTTCGCCGACTCTCATTGTTATCGATAACCTAATGGATATTGCTAATGATGGCGGAGAAGAGTTTGCGAACATGCGCTCAACTCTGAAAGAACTCAAGTACCTCGCAAGAGATACTAACGCTGCTGTTGTAGTACTTCATCATACGAAGGAGTCTTACACAGGTACACCGTGTCAACCACGCTCTGCGCTACAGGGCATGGTTGCACAGTTGCCTGCTTTAATCTGTACTGTAGGCTCTGATGCTCCAGGATTTATTGCTGTAGCACCAGTGAAGAATCGGTACGGAAAGGCAGACCCATCAGGCGATACCGCCTATTGGTTGAACTTTAACCCTGAATATATGGATGTCTCTGACATCGCTGAGAGGTTAAAATGAGTACATTTGACCCAATTATTCCAGAACCTGATTGGGGTCTACCTACTGTAGGTATAGACCCTGATGAGTGGGTCGATGATGACTAAACATATAACAGAACTAAAACCAGATTATACAAGGGCGATGGACATACGTGGTGAACCCACCACTGTGTGCATCTGTGGGAGTTTCATATGGAACCTGAAAGTATCATTCGATGAGTATGGTACTATCAGCATGTATTTTCTAGATATGGAGTGTGCTGACTGTGGAACGCAGGCAACCGCGCCAATTGAGGAGTAATAATGAAACTGACAACATACGCTTGGATTATGGCTGCTGTAGTCTTTGTGGGTACCTTGCCTCACGCTGTGGGTGCGATGTTCCATCAACAAATGGAGACTATCAAAGCGACAGCATCATGCAAAGATATAAGTCACAAGTCTCTTTCAGAAATGAAAAGACTGGCTAAAAGAATCGGCAGACAGGAAGTAATGGCTCGCTACAACAGTGTGCATGAGTGGAAATCTCTGTTCGCTTTGTGGAATAAGGAATCTCGGTGGGATTACACCGCTGATAATCCTCGGTCTACTGCCTTCGGAATCCCTCAACTATTGAAGATGGATGAGAAGACTCCAATGCCACGTCAGATTGAGTTAGGATTGAAGTACATTGAACACCGCTACGACACTCCATCAAAGGCTTTAGCCTTTCATAATCGTAACGGCTGGTACTAATTATGGGTGGTCGCGCTGCTAAAGCCAAAGGTTCAGGGGCTGAACGTGACTGTGTAGTAACCCTTAAAGAAGAGGGATTTATCTATGCAGACCGCAGGCTTGCTGGCGCAACACTCGACAAAGGTGACATCTCTGGAATCCCAGGAGTTACCATTGAAATCAAGAACCATGCCAAGATGGATTTGGCTGGTTGGGTAGAAGAGTTAAAGGTCGAAATGGCCAATGACAATGCGTGGACAGGCGTGGTGTGGCACAAGCGAAAAGGGAAGGGGAACCCTTTGGACTGGTACTGCACCATGCCTGCACGTGTATGGATTGCTTTACTTAAATTAGCATTGAAGAACAAATGATATATACTTATCTTGAATGGTTATCAATACACGAATACGAAGCGGATGAGTAATGAAATACGATAAACCCGATATAGCAGTTATTCTTGAACATTATGGAGCACGTGTACCTGAACGCAGGGGCTGGTTCAGTATGAAGTGTCCTTTCCATGATGATAGTCATGCTTCTGCATCAGCAACGAGAGATGATAATGCTTTCTGTTGCTTTGCTTGCCAGTACAAAGGTGATGGGTATGCTATAATCATGCAAAAAGAAGGAGTTGAATTTCGTGAAGCAATCAATATCGCACAGAGAATCTTTGACCAGAGCGGCAAAGTTCTACCACAGCGCACTGCACGAAGCGGAAGAGTATTTGGCAGGTCGCGGAATAACAATGGAAGAGGCAACACGGGCTCGATTGGGCGTCGTGCTAGAGCCGTTAACGGGTCATGAAGCGTACATTAATAGACTGGCGATTCCGTACCTCACTCGCTCAGGGGTGGTTGACCTTAGATTCCGTTCGATGGACTTATCAGAGCCCAAGTACATGGGTCTTACAGGAGCAACGACGCATCTCTACAACGTTGGTGCGTTCTTCCGAGCCACCTCATATATATCTATCTGTGAGGGTGAAATTGACACCATTACGCTTGATATGGCTTGCGGGATACCTGCGGTGGGAGTCCCAGGGGTCAACAACTGGAAGAAACATTACACTCGATTACTTCAAGATTTTGACAAAGTATTTCTATTTGCCGACGGGGATAGCGCTGGCACTGATTTCGCTAAGCATCTGGCTAAAGAACTGAGCAATCTAGTGACAGTACAGATGCCTGATGGTGAGGATGTAAACAGCATGTATCGGACATATGGTGTAGAATTCTTTCAACAAAAGATTGGAAGTGTCATAAATGTTACTGCCTAATGATGAAGGATTTTACACTTGTCAGCAAGACGATTGTGATTTCAAGTCAGTTAATATCTTTGATTTCTTTGACCATGTAGGCACAGAGTTCTCATGGGACGTGAAGGTAGCACCTCGCTACTCATTCGACCTATTTAAGTTTCTAGAATCACTATCATACATGATAGACCATGGTGACTTGGATACAGCCTTTGAGGCAGTGCAGGATACAGCATGCTTATTCGTGAACTCTTGCAGTGAAGAACTTGAGGGTTTCCTTGAGGAAACAATGATTATTGGTGAAGCCTACGAAGGAATCAAAAGTCTCGAAAGGATGCTGAAAAAGAATGGCAAATAAGGAAGATATCAAAGCCGTAAAGTCAGTGCTACACACTGGTTTTAGGGTCTCTGACGACATTGACTGGGAACCAGACCAACTAGAGTTGGATGTCTGGGAGGTGTCTGATGAATTGAATAATCTCCTTATCTCTAAGCATCACGACTACGGTCCTAAGAACATCTCACAGGCTCCTGGTGGTCCACTGAACGGGCTACGTGTGCGTATGTGGGACAAGATGGCTCGTATCAACAACTTGCTGGATAGTAATCGTCATGATACACCAGCACACGAATCCCTTGAGGATTCATTCCGTGACCTAGCAAACTATGCTATAATTTCTATACTTGTACTGAAAGGTAAGTGGCCAACAGAATGAAAATCTTCGGACCATACAAAGGCAGTAAGCAAAACGGAGGACGTCCTATCTACGTCTTCAAGAGACGGAAAAAGAATGGCGAAATTGTTACTACTTCTAGCAACAAGGCTCGCGTGGATTATGAGAAAGCCACAGGACGAACCTTACCAAGAAATCAAGAAGTAGACCATAAGAATAACCGTGGTCGTGATGGTGATGACCGCATCTCTAATCTTCGTGTTATCAGCAAGAAGAAGAACGTTGGACTTGAGAACAAACGACGTGCTAAGAAAGCACCAGCAAAGAAGGCGACTAAACGGAAATGAAATCAATCGTTTGCATATCTGACTTGCAGGTCCCGTACCACGATGTAGAAGCCACCAAAGCAGTGGCTAAGTTTATCCAATGGTATCAACCTGAAACAGTCGTCTCTTGTGGAGACGAAATGGATATGCAGACAATCAGTAAGTGGAGTAAGGGGACTGAGTTAGAGTTTGAGCGTTCTATTGGACGTGACAGAGACCTAACACGTAAAGTGTTGTACGACTTGACAGTCGAACATATGATTCGCAGTAACCATACTGACCGCTTGTTTAACACAGTCGCACTTAGAGTTCCAGGATTCCTTGGACTTCCTGAACTAGAACTTGAAAACTTTCTTGGTCTCGATGAACTTGGTATCAAGTATCACAAACACCCATATCAGTTGGCTCCTGGCTGGTTGCTGATGCATGGTGATGAGGGTAACGTACAGCCTACGGCTGGTGCTACTGCATTGAACCTTGCTAAACGCTCAGGTATGTCAGTAGTCTGTGGTCACACGCACCGCATGGG